TACAAGGAGACTTGTTCACATTGTCAATGCATTCAGAATGTTTGATGATAGAATGAAGTCTATTGAAATGTGTATTTCAAGGTTTGATGAAGAGACTAGAATGTCTATTCTTGACCTCTACACTAAAATCGATGAGGGTGTTTCTCTAACTGAGGAAAACCCCATTGACGAATCAGAGACTTCAGAGTATAATGATTAATATGTTTGGTAAAAAGACTACAATCGACTACAAATATAATGAGGACAAGTCCCTAACGGAACTTGCCTCTTATATCGATAAGACTTATGACCAACATTACTCTCTTAACAAATACCAATCTACTGAATTTATTATAGATTCAGGACATGGTGAGGGTTTTTGTATCGGAAACATAATGAAATATGCACAACGATACGGTAAAAAAGGTGGGAAGAATAGAGCAGACCTCTTAAAGGTTTTACATTATGCTTTGTTTATGCTACATGTTCACGATAAAGCAAATAAGGAGGCTAACAAGTGATGAAAATTAGTAATGATACGAGGGATGTTCTAAAGAACTTCTCAACAATAAATTCTGGTATTAAAGTTACCAGTGGTAAAAAACTGCAGACAATTTCAAATATGAAAAACATTCTGGCAGTTGCAACAGTAGACGAAGAGTTTCCACAGGATTTCTCAATCTACAATCTACCTGAATTCTTAGGTGCAACTTCTCTTTTAGAAGATGCAGACTTTAAATTCGGTGATGCAAGTGTGACAATCTCAGATACAAATTCTGCATTGGCATACTTTTATGCAAGTGAAGGAATGGTGACATCACCAGAGAAGATGATAACAATGCCAGATGCGGAAGTATCTTTCGATGTTTCATCATCACTTCTAAACGATTTAAACAAGGCAGCTAGTGTTCTAGGTGTGAATGATTTGATTCTTAAATCAGACGGAACTACCATGACATTGGAAGTGACTGATAAAAAGAATGCAACATCTAATTCATTCAGTAGAACTGTAGGCACAGGAGACGGAACACCGTTTACTTTCAATTTCAAGATTGATAATTTGAAAGTGTTAGAAGGAAACTATTCAGTTTCAGTATCTTCTAAAGGTATTTCACACTTCAACAACAAAGATATAGAGTTAGAATACTTTATTGCACTTGAACCTGATTCAAAATATGGTCAATAGACATATATATAATAGTGTGAATAGGGTTATAGTCTCAGCTCTATACTCGGGATGTAAGAAATCTCATCAATCTTCAAGGGTTCTTACAACAGTTAATTCGGAGGGGTTTTAACATCTAATTATGAATCAAGAATTTTTATTTGTAGAAAAATATCGTCCTCAAAATATTGAGGACACGATTCTTCCTGAATCAATCAAATCTACTTTCAGAGAGTTTGTTAAACAAGAACAAATACCAAATCTTATGTTATGTGGTTCTGCAGGTTGTGGTAAAACAACCATTGCAAAAGCATTATGTAATGAACTTGGTGCAGACTTCATTGTTATAAACGGTTCAGACGAAGGCAGATTGATTGATACACTCAGGACTAAAATCAAAAACTTTGCATCAACAGTATCACTTTCAGGTGGACCTAAAGTCGTGATACTAGATGAGGCAGATTATATATCTGCTGATTCAGTGCAACCTGCATTGAGAAACTTTATAGAAGAGTTCTCATCTAATTGCAGATTTATCTTTACTTGTAATTACAAGAATAGAATTATTCCACCTCTACACTCACGAACAACAGTAATTGATTTCTTAATCAAACCTTCAGACAAACCAATCCTTGCACAACAAATGATGAAAAGATGCAATGAGATTTGTGATGCAGAGGGTATTCAAGCAGACAATAAAGTCCTTGCAGAACTTATTATGAAATTCTTTCCAGACTTCAGAAGATGTCTAAATGAAATTCAAAGATATGGTGCAAGTGGTGTTATCGATAGTGGATTACTATCTACATTGTCAGAAGAGAAACTTACACCACTAATCAACATGCTTAAAGATAAGAAATGGTCAGACATGAGAAAGTGGGTCGGTCAAAATTCTGATAATGATTTCAATACACTTTACAGAAAAGTTTTCAATGCACTTGAATCTAAATTAGAACCTAGTTCTATACCTGCATGTGTATTAATCATCGCAGACTATCAATACAAATCTGCATTCTCAATGGATTCAGAGATTAACTTCACTGCATGTCTCACCGAGATTATGTCAGAGTGTAAGTTTAAGTGATTGAGTTATTAGTATGGAGTCTAATAGTAATCACATGGGCATCAGTTGGTCTTCATGTGATAAAAGAATTTGTGAGAAATCACATAGGAGAATGAAATGAGTAAAATAGAACCAATGATGAAAAAACCAAGTTTGTTTAGAAGAACTTTATTTGGTTTTGTAAATGCATGGAGAAGAGTAATGGATGTTAGATACAATCCTTTAAAGTATATACCTGACCCAAGCCTTCAAACATATTTCATGTTAGTATTGTTTACTGTATGGAGTGTATTCTTTGGATTTCTGGCAGCAAACTATCTAGGATTTTTTAACTACAATACAATTGTAAGTATCTTTATACATGTAGGTATTTTATTACCAATGGCATTCACCAACGCAATCTTTATAGATGCAGAGAGAGACGGACACAAATGGTTAAAAGAATGGAAAGATGAACAAAACAGATATACTATCGTTGCAAACAGACTTAAAACTAAAAATCTAGTTATGTGGAATCCAAACGAAGAGGCATAATGGGAAAGATTAGACAATGGATAGCAAGATGGTTTGATTACCATTTAGAGAGAAGTCTACAAAGAAAGGCAGATAAACTATTTCAAGAGGGGAGAAAAAATGACACAATATGATGAGAGAGTTGAACAACAACGAAATAAAATATTAGCAGAAGAATGGGCTAAAACTGTTAAACAAATTCATGCACATTCACTTGATAGTATCTGGTACGATGATAGACCAGAAGATACTGCAGAGGGAACCAGAACAGTTCTTGATGTTGAATACAACGATGGTTCAGTCAGAAGAACTTTAGATAATGATGAAGTCGTTATTATGGGTATACAATTGACTGGTCAAGACCTAGTAGACAAGTTTGTAAAGTATAGGTAAACAATGGCAAAACGCAATCCATTTGATTTTGTCAAGTCGGTCTCTTACGACAAAAAAGATATCATGGTTGATGATATCGAAGAGAAATCATATCAACCGTTCCTAATAAATAAATCATTATCATACCACGAAGATTGTATCTTCTTGACTAACGAAATGAACATCAGGCATTCGACTGAGGGTCGTCTTCAATATGTATTTTTTCTAAATACCCTTAGAAGAAGACAAAGGTTCTCCAAGTGGAGTAAACCATATGTCTCTAAGAAACTCGATGTAATTAAACAGTATTATCAGGTATCAACAAGAGAGGCAAAAGATTATGCATCACTCTTATCTGATAAACAATATCGTGAGTTGAAGAATAGAATGCACCTTGGTGGTAAAAATAATGAATGAAATAGACCCTTTAGTAGAAAAACTAATAGAAATATCCTTTGAAAAAGAGGATGACTTCCTTAAAATACGAGAAACACTTTCGCGAATAGGTGTTGCCTCTCGAAGAGAACAAGAACTTTTCCAATCCTGCCATATCTTACATAAGAGAGGTAAGTATTACATTGTTCATTTTAAAGAACTGTTTGCCCTTGACGGTAAACCAACCAACATAGATGAGAATGATATCGGAAGAAGAAATACTATCTGTAATCTTCTACAACAGTGGAGTCTTATCAAAGTTTTAGATAATGATAAGATAAAAGAACCAACTGCACCACTTTCACAAGTTAAAATCATACCTTTCAAAGAGAAAAGTCAGTGGAAATTGACTACAAAATACTCAATCGGAAGCAATAAAACCTAAATAACTCCGATATTAATCAAATAAAGGAGGCGGATATGCTAACAGCAATCGCAGAATTTATTATGGGAATTTGGAATATATTAATGATAATACCAGTTGTTATCTCTATTTGTAGTGTTATAGTTGCTTTAACTCCAACACCAGCAGATGATAAAGTGTGGGCAAAAGTATATAAATACTTAGAAGTTCTTGCACTTGCAATTGGCAAGGCAAAGGATAAGAATCCTTTGTTGGATAAATAATTATATAAACGAGAGGTATAAATTATGGAATATGTAATTCTAGGAGTAATTGGTCTTGCAATCGTCTATCACTTTGTTTTCAATAAAGATGATAAACCTGTTGCAAAGAAACCAGTGTCTAAGAAACCTGCAAAGAAAGTTCCTTCACAATCGGAGTTAAAGAAACTAACTAAAGTTCAGTTGATTCAACTTGCAGATAAGGAAAACCTAAAGGTTAAAGTTTCAGGTTCAAAAGCAGAAGTGATTAAGTCAATCCATTCTCAAATGAAATAAACTTAGACTACTTAGTCAAAAGGGTACTTAATAAGTGCCCTTTTTTTTCGCGTAAGAGAAGTCGGAAAGTATAAATAATGGCATGGAAGATATCTTTGGATTAATAAGTGAAGTCGGTGCCCCAATTGCTGGAAGTTTAGTAATGGGTTTCTTTATATTCACTGTTATAAAACAGATACTAGAAGGTGTTGTAGACGATATAAAAACATTAACCATGTTCTGTAAGTCACTAGAAAATCGTGCAAGAACCATGTCTAACGAAATGATTAAGATAGACATGTTAGTAAGTTCAGCGTTAGAACTAAGACCAGATATAGAGAGAATTGCAAGAGCAGAAAACTTTATAGAAGACGACAAGATTGACGCACGGAGGGATTAATGTCCGAAGTTGCTCAATTGATATCCGAATATGGATTTCCAATCGTAATGATGGTTGGTCTAGGTTATTTTATATACTACATCTGGTGGTTTGTAGGTAACGAACTAGAACCTGAAATCGAAAAACAACATATGGCACTGATTAGATTAATTGACCAAGTGCGTATGTTAGACCAAGACCTTATAAGACTTCAACAAAAGGTTGATGTAGTCTTAGAATATAAAGAAAACGAAAAGAAAAAGGGGAAGGAAAAATGAAAATAATTTTACCTATGTGTTTCATCGCATTTCTATTATCATTTCCACTATCTGCAACAGAGATAGTACATAAGTTTAAAAATCCAAGTTTTAGTGGAGTAGGAACTGCATCACATTATTTGACTGTAGAGAACCAAGAGTTTTCCAGGAAAAAGGCCATCGAAGAGGCACTAGAGGCGGCAAGAAAAGCTGCCGAGAGGGAAGAGAACAATACGACCTTAGCAAAATTTATTAGGAATTTAGAATCACGAATCTATGCCCAAATGGCAAAACAGTTGGTTGAAAATATGTTCAACAATGATAATCCAGTTAGATTCGGGTCATTTGTATTAGAAGGTTCAACAGTCACCTACGAAGTTATAACCAATGCAGATGGAACAGAATTCATACGAATGACTATTATTGGAGAAGATGGAACGGAAACAATTTTAGAAATACCAATTGGAAGTGGAAATTTCGGGAGTGATACAGGTGATGGTTCGACTGACGGCGGCTAGTTTAGCATTCTTAATACTACTTAGTGGTTGTGCATCGGTTCCTAGATTTTCTAACGAACCACAAGAGTGTAATCCAGAAACATGGGGTGAAGAGTACAACCATGATTTGGTTAATTATGCCAGAGCAATGGGTAGAACTTTTGAGAGAGCAATACCTTTCATTTGTGTTGATGAACCAGAAGCAGTTAAACTTCCAAGTTATATAGAACTACTTAAATTACCACCTGCAGGTACTAAACCAGTAGTTGCAGTCTATAACTTTTCAGACAAAACAGGACAAAGAAAGGCAGTTGATAACCTTGCATCATTTTCAACTGCAGTCTCACAAGGTGGAACTGAGTTATTAATTGATGCATTAAAGACTGCTGGTGGAGACACATGGTTTAGAGTAGTTGAAAGACAAGGTTTAGACCACCTTGTTAGAGAGAGACAAATTATTAGGTCTGCCAGAGATGATATTGCAAAGAAAAAAGGAGAAGATTCTCCAGGTGTTGCACCACTTTTATTTGCAGGAATGATTATCGAGGGTGGAATTATAGGTTATGACACCAATTTAGAGAGTGGAGGCCGAGGTGCCAGAACTCTTGGAGTAGGTGTTAGTAGAATGTATAGAAAGGATGCTGTGACTGTTTCATTACGAGCAGTATCAGTTCTAACTGGTGAAGTATTATTAAATGTTCAAACAAGAAAGACTATCCTTTCTTATGGTGGAGGAGGTGATGTATTCCGATTTATAGAACAAGGAACACAACTCATCGAATTCGAGGACGGAGTGGGAAATAATGAGAGTGTGACATACGCGACACGGTCTGCTGTTGAGGCGGCAGTGTTCGAACTAATACACCAAGGACACGATAGAGGTTTTTGGGAAATAGAAGGAAAAGAAAAATGAAAAAAATAACATTAGCGCTAAGTTTATTTTTATCTGTACCTTTTCTGTTTGCAGCTGCAGACGATGACAACGAAGTTAACATAACACAGGTTGGTGATACTTTAGTATTATATATCGACCAAATAGGATATGGTAACAAAATGGGACTGAATGACTTTTCAAGTAGTTCAGCAGCTATGCCTATCACAGGTACTTCGTTGACTTTTAACATCGACCAGCTAGGTAACGAGAACTTACTTTATGGAACATTGACTGCCGATTCATCATCATACACACTAGAATTTAACGGTGATAGTAATGTGTTTGATTGGTTAATTGGTTCATCAGGTTCATCAGATTCTTCCAATTTATTGGTAGATATAACTGGTGATTCTAATACTATGGACTTTGACCAAGGTTCAGTTGCTCAAGCAGAGAGGTTAGACTTTGATTTAATTGTAATAGGAAACTCAAATGTATTTGATGTAGATTTAGAATCAGATGATATCACATGGAACTTTGATATCACAGGTGGTTCAAATAACATTAACACATTACAGAAAGATGGTGCCTATCACAATATTACTTTTGAATTGAATGGTGATTCTGCAGATGTAGACATCAATCAGTTAAGTGGAACATGCCCACAAGGTATTTCTACTTGTAAAGGTGAGATAACATTGGACATCACAAGTGACAATTCAGTTATACAAATCAATCAGAAAGATACAGCTAACGATTCTTAGTATCGTACTCTTCATGGGGTCTGTTCAGGCAGACTCCATTGGAGATATTGTAGAATCTACAGGAATTGGTTCTGTTCTTAGAAACAATTCTCAAATAGGTAATGAAGTTGGAACAGGAATTGTTCTCTATGATGAGGCAATAACAGGTAACGGCAGAATGCTTATTGAGTTCCTTGATGATGAGGAACTTGCACTTACAGAACACACACAAGTATACATAGACGAAGTATACTACGACCCAAATCCAAGTTTATCGAAGATGTCTTTAAGAATGATGCAAGGCACCGCACGATTTGCTTCTGGAAATGGTCAAAGAATTAAAAAGTCTAACATAGACATACGAACACCTACGGCACAAATAGCAATCCGTGGGACAGATTTTACAACAACCATTGACGAACTCGGAAGGAGTTTGATAGTTTTACTTCCTGATAGATTCGGTGATTCATCAGGAGAGATAACAGTCATAAATGAAGGTGGAGAAATAGTCTTAGATAAGGCATTTCAGGCAACAATGGTTTCAAGTTTAGATAGTCCACCAACAAGTCCTGTGACAATATCAAATCTATCAGTTAATCAGATAGATAATATGTTTATTGTTGCACCACCACCTGCAGTTGCAGAGGCAGTACAAGAAGCAGCTCAAGATGATAACAATGAAGACCAAGGAATGTTAGATGTAGATTTCTTAGAGTTTAATGAATTAGAAAAGGACTATGATGATTATGCAAATGACCCAGACTATGATGCAAGATACAGTTCTATTGATATAGATTTCTTAGATGCAGACTTCTTAGTAGACATGTTAGATGTTGTAGAAGAACTGATTAAAACTACAAAAGATTTAGGAGACAGACAATCATCTTCAGGTGGAAGTTCAGACTTTAACATAAAGGGTGCTTCACTTGGTAAGAATAAAGATTCACAATACAATGTTTTCATTGAAGATGGTGGTCTTGTATTCTATAGGGAAGTCGAAGGAAAGATAACTTTAACATTCCAACCAGGTGCATCAGTACAATTAAACACAATTACACCAAGTTATGAGGGTGTTATAACAGTAAATGGTGGTGATGAAATCTTCATTTACATCAACCAGGTCAACTAAATACTACTACGACAACAAAAAAAGAGGAGGTCGTATGATAAATATGTTATCACAACTCCGTGAATGGCATGAAACTCAACTATTTGGGTTTCAAAAATCTGTTCAATTAGATGACTACCATATGTATTGGTTGGCATTTAGCAAAGGGGTTTTCTTAACGATGATATTACTATGGATTATATAACTAAATCATTATTGAAATTTACCTTAGGGGTCTTATTGACCCCTATGGTTTTCGCTGGAGATAATCATGTTCATGTGGAACAAGTTGCAGATGGAGATAACTTCAACTTAGAAATTACTCAAATCGGATTCTCACAAATGATTCGATTCTCTTTTGACCATGCCAACAACGATGTAAATCTACTACAACAAGGAAACAACATGTATATCGGATATACTGATGCTTGGGGTTCAGGTAAATCATGGGGTGGTGATTTAGACGGAATCGGTAATGATGTTGAGGTCAGACAAAAATGTTCCTTTACAACATGTAATGATACAGATTTTCAGTTTCATATTTGGGGAGATGATAATGAGGTTGTCTTTGGCCAAGGATATGAAAACAATGATAGTTTAACACCAAATTGGAACTATGATGGTACCGAACCTGGTGGAAACTTTGTAAGATTAGATATACATGGTGATGATAATAAATTCAAAGGAAGTCAGAAACAAGATTCAAGTTCTATAACTCATAGTATAATTGCACAAATATACGGAGACAATAATGATGTCTATGTAAAACAAATGCAGAACGGTAATAAAACTTTAAATCTATCAATCAATAGTGATTGGAATGAGGCATCAATTGTTCAGAAAAAACAAGGAGCTCATACAGCAACAATCAATCTAACTGGAACAGAGGCAACGAATTTATTCTTAACACAAACAGGAGATACTAATCAATCATATTCTTTAACACAAAACTGTGTCACAGTTGGTGGTTGTAGTGTGTCGATAACACAAGGTAATTAGAAATGACCGAATGCCCACCCGAGTTTTACGAGTGTCTCACTGAAGAAGAGTATGACGACATATTAGAACTCTTTGAAGAGAACGATATGGTCATGCCTGAATCTTTAGGTGATGTAGAAGCTGCATCTGATTTTGTTTGGCAAGTTCTCTTCCTTACACCAATAGAATTAATTTACATAGGTTTTACCATGACTGTTCTTGCAACTTATGGACTCTCTATATATTATATCTATAAACGAATACAAAAGAAATTCTCATGAGTTATTATCCACAAAGAGTCGTTGATATGGTCAATGACTATAGAAAAAGTGAAAGAAAGAAATTTTGGATGAAAGTATTCCGAATAATTTTAGCAACAGTTTTAATAGGTGGTGCAATCTACTTATTTTATGTTTAGTTGGAAATCAGTTCTAGTAAGCATATCATTACTAGTAGGGTTAAAGATATGGTCACCATACATTGTTGAGAACATACAGTGGTCATGGTTCGATACACTGCATCAACAAAAAGGAGAATTTTATGTTAACGATATCGTTTTGGTCGACATTGATGAGAAAACTTTGGAGACTCTTGGTCAGTATCCCTTACCTCGTGGTAATTACAGTCAACTTATGCTTGATTCTCATTATAGTAATACTCATGTTTTTAGTATGGTGTTTAGTGAAAATGACCGAACCCCTAACGAAGATTTAATATTCGCAGAAGGATTAGTAAACAGACTTTCAATTTTATCCTCTGCCCCTTCGCCGCAAAAAGATTCAGGAGTTGCACCTTTTGTAGGAACTTCCACACTAGGTGGTGCAGAGGCAAAAGACTTTATATGGAATTACAGTGGGATAGTATCACCAATTCCCATACTTAGAGACAATACTTACGGTGTTGGGGTGTCATCTTCGACTCCACCGATTACGGGAACACCAAACTTTGACGGAACAGTTCGTTCTGCACCACTATTAGTCTATGCAAATGAACAAGTATATCCTTCAGTTGCACTAGAAACTCTTCGTGCATTCTTTGACCAAAAATCTTATCAGTTAAAGGTCACACCTGAACTAGGTGTAGAATGGGTGAGAATGGGAAGAAACCCACCCATATCTACAACACCTACAGGTGATGTAATGATTTCATATTGGAATACTTTTCAGAGAATCTCTGCTGTAGACTTACCTGAATCAGGTCTTAATAATAAGATTCTGATATGGGGTCTAACTGCAGAAGGTCTGAATAATCCAGTTTCAACCCCAATGGGTGTAATGTATCCCCATGAAGTGCAAGCAAACCTAATCCAGACCGTCTTGCAAGACACTCGAATACAACAATCCTACTATCTTGAACAGCTCGAGATTGTTCTTCTTTTGTTAAGTCTTTTAATGATATTGTTGATGGTCTACAAACTCTCCACAGTTCTTGCGGGGATAATGAGTCTAACACTAGTTGCACTTCAGCTGGGTGGGGGTTATTATTTGTGGACTTCTCAACTCGTTCTTTTCGATACCTTCTTTTCATCAGTAAGCTCCTTGTTGATATTTGGACATGCTTCGTTTAACAAATACTATATTACATACCAAGAGAAACAACAAATCAAAAAGCAGTTCCAAAAATATTTATCTCCTGACATGGTTGAAGAACTACAAAAAGACCCTAGTAAATTGAGACTCGGTGGTGAAAGACGAGAGATGACTTTCATGTTCATGGACATATGTGGATTCACTCCCATATCAGAGGCATTTAAGAACAACGATGACCCAGAAGGATTGGTAAATTTAATTAATAGATTCTTAGATGTTCAGACCAAAATAATTCTAAATAATTCTGGAACCATAGATAAGTATATGGGAGATTGTATTATGTCTTTCTGGAATGCTCCTTTGAATTGTCCAAATCATGCCGAGTTGGCAGTAAAGTCCGCACAAGAAATACTAATTGCAACCAAGGAATTAAATGAAGAACTATCTCCTCTCAATCTGCCTCCTATTAATGTCGGTATTGGCATCAGCACAGGAGAATGTATTGTTGGAAACATGGGGTCAGAACTTAGATTTGACTATTCCGTCATTGGAGATGCCGTCAACCTTGGTGCTAGACTCGAAGGACAAACTCGCAATTACGAGGGGGTTGACTTGTTGTTATCAGAAGAAACATATAGACAATGTCCTACTAGAGAATTCACAAAAGTTGATTCAATTACAGTTAAAGGAAAGACCGAACCAGTTGTCGTTTACACTATCTGAACAACCTAGTGGGCTTCAGTGGACTACATTCTACACTCTACAATTGTTAGATATCTATTCTACATATCGTGGACTTCAATACGATTGTGTAAAAGAACTAAATCCGATTGTAGGAGAGTCCCCCTCAGTAGGTAGAATGTTCTTTGTTAAGACTGCAATTCTTACTCCTGCTATAGAAATAGATAGAAGAGAAGGTAATTTAACTGTAGAACTCTTTAACGAAATGAACTTTCTTATGTCCGTAGTAGTTGCAAATAACATTGACCAAGTAAGACAAGCAAAAAAATATTGCAATAAAAGATAAAACCCCCTTGAAATTTTAGAAAAAGTCCTTATAATAGTAGTATGGTGTTATAAATACCATTGTACGAGAACTTCAAAAGAGCTCGGATTTGGAACTTGGATTGGGCAACGCCGACATCAAGTGACCCCATTTCTTCAAAAGAGCTCGGTTCTCTACACCTAATGCCCAATAGGGGTTAGGTAATAATATAAACTTGCTTAATAAAAAGGAGAAACATATGACGCATTTAGATATATTTGGTCAATTCAGACCGTTCGCAATAGGATTTGACAGGTACTTCGAAGACCTCGAAAGATTGTCACATCACACACAAACTAATTATCCACCTTACAACATCGTAAAGGAAGATGATGAAAACTTTTGCATAGAACTTGCAGTTGCAGGTTTCAGCAAAGGGGACATTGAAATCTCTAGGGAGAAAAATGTTCTTATGATTGAAGGTAAAGTAGATGAAGATTCTAAGGACTTTGTTCATAAAGGTCTTGCATCAAGAGCTTTCAAAAGAAGTTTCAATCTTGCCGACTTAGTTGAAGTCACAGGTGCCGACATGAAAGATGGTATTCTACATGTCAAACTGGTTAAAGTTATTCCTGAGGAAGACAAACCAGTAGTTATTGAGATTAGTTAAAAAACTACCTTTACAGATACACTCATTTGTAATATAATGGGTGTATCTTTTTACATTATGGAGAATTAAATGAATAATAAGATTGGACTAGAAATAGTCGAAGGACAAACTCAAATACCTGAAGTGGTTATGCCTATCAGAGTCGATGGTGACTTTGTTATGTTAAACACTAAAGAACAGTTTGCTGGAAAGAGAGTGGTAATCTTTGCATTACCTGGTGCATTCACCCCAACATGTTCATCATTCCAATTACCTGGATTTGAAACTCAGTTTTCACAATTCCAAGAAAAAGGTATTGATGAGATATATTGTCTATCAGTAAATGACTCATTCGTAATGAATGCGTGGTTTGAAGGACAAGGTGTAGAGAATGTGAGACCATTACCAGACGGAAATGGTGAATTCACTCAACTTATAGGTGCTTCAGTTAAGAAAGCAAATCTCGGTTTCGGTATTAGAAGTTGGAGATATGCAATGGTCGTAAATGATGGTGTTATTGAAAGAATGTTTGCAGAAGCAGGATACGGTGACAACATTGATACAGACCCATATGAAGTATCATCACCTGAGAATGTATTAGCAAACTTATAGTATGCCTGAATTCAAATGTGATTTAGTCTTATCAGAGGAAGACGCTAAGTTTGCCTCTAATAAAATCACCGAGTATTACCAGAATTTTGGTAATATGGCAGACTATTTAAGAAAAATCAAACTAGAGAGGGTGGCAGAAATGCCGTCTCCTCTTTTTGGTTTTAATCTATCAGATGATTTCTTTTCAGACTTCAATATGCATCCAGAAGATATGAACTTTAGAGTTGGTGTTGCAGACCACGAAATCTTTCATAACTACTTAGAGATTATTACATCACATGCCATTGAGGCATCAAATCCTGGTAGAAAACTAATTTTAATGGTCTATGA